GTTTTGTATTGAATTTCTTTATATCGTCTAATTTAGTTTTACCAAGTAGTCCAGATAATGGTTTTGTATTGAATTTTTTTATATCATCCAATTTAGTTGAACTCATCATTCCTTCTAAATTACTTTGTTCGAGTGGATTTATATTAGGAGACATGGATTCCATTTTATCAGAAACAGGAGTTACATTGGCAAAATTCTTACCATCCTTAGCTTTTGAAGAAGCAGATGTAGTTTTTGCTTGCTTTACAGAGGTTGATCTAAATTTTGATAAGTCTGATTGTAAATCTATTAATGACATCATGCATCCTAATTATTTCATATAAATATAACTCTAAGTATATTATTAAATTCTACGGCCGTATGTATTATCTATCGCTATATTATACGCTTTTTTGAAATCAATTTTACTTTGTATCTCTTCAACTGTTTTTTCACCAAACTTTATTATAGTTGGCTGACTAGCCATACTTTCTATGATAGAAATTAATCTATCTAATTTAGAACCCAACGCATCTCCAACATCACCCTTCGCTTTACCAGGTGCTTCACCAGGAGGTACACCTGTAACTGTTGGTGGTGCTGCTGTTGTAGATGGTGTAGTAGTTTGTGGAATACTTGTTATTGCTGCTGTTGTAGCTGGTGTAGTAGTTTGTGGAATACTTGTTATTGTTGATTTTGCTGTATATTCATTTGCTTTATTTGCTGCGGATGCCGGTTTACTTTCTTCAGTACCACCACCACCAAATAATGAAGTTATCCCACCCATAATAGAACCAACTACATTAGCAACACCCCCACCACCGCCAACTTTATCCATAACTGTAGATAATTTATCAACATCAAGTGTTGAAATAGTATCGGAAAGTTTTTTTAGTGAATCTGATATTTGACTAAATGCTTTTGCTGCACCAGATATTTTTTCTGGATTTAACTTAGTAACAAGTTCACTCATTTGCTCTAATGGACTTTTACCTCCAGCCAAACTACTAAGTCCTTCCATAAGTCCACCACTCATGTTTTTCATCAATCCACTTAAAGCGTCACCAAATTCTTCTAATTTACTAGCATCGATATTACCCAAATGCTCTGCCATGACTTTCATAGCAACACCAATACCTGCAATACCGGCAACAACAGCACCAATTGTTTTTGGGTCAACCTTATCTAAGATTGTTATTAATTGGTCTATTGGACTGTCACCACCGACTAAACTACCGAGACCCTCCATAAGTGCACCTGCACCAGCACCTGCACCAAATCCGGCAAGAGCACCACCTAATATAACTATACCCGCTGCAATTGCCATTAATGTTAATGGATTGATACCAGTTATAGCCATAAGTTTATCGACTATTTTTACTATATTATCACCAATCGTATTTATTATGTTAACTATCTGTGTGCCTATTGTACTCATTACGCTTGCAATACCTTCAAACACAGTTTTTACAATTGGACCAATTTCTTTTATTGCCGCAATAAATACTGTACCAAGAACTTCAGCAACTCTAATCAATACTGGCATAAAAGCGGTTAGAACTATACCAACAGTTTCTATTACTTTTTGTATTATGGGTCCTGCAACTTCTAACGCCTTAACCAATGCTACACCTATAATTTCTACAAACTTCATTAATACGGGAGCAATTGCTTTTATTGCAGGTGCTGCCATAAGTAGTGAAGCACCCAACGCTAAGAAAAATAAACCAACTGCAACCCCAACTGGACCAATAGGAGTCATTGTTGCTAATGATTGTCCAAGCGCTTCTATTCCTTTTCCTATTCCTGTTAAAATTCCTTGAAATGCACCACCAATACCTGTACCAATTGATTGTATAGCAGAACCCAATCCTTTACCGAAATCAGCAATTTTATCACCCATAGATTTAGCACCATCTGCTAGTTTAGATGTTTTATCAAGATTTGCTGTTTGTGTATCTAACATTTTACTTGTGGCATCTCCACCACCTGCATCACCACCTGCCCCTGTGAGTTTACCCAATGCCTTTTGTGCAAATCCGCCCATTTTTCCAGGTAATTTTCCTGCTACCTTACTTGCCAATCCACCCATCTTTCCAGTTAATTTTCCTGTCACTTTACTTGCAGCACCACCAACTTTACTCATCAATGTTGTACCCAAATCCATAGCTTTATCTTTAAGCATCCCTAAACCCTTTCCAATCAAAGCCTTACCTGCAAAAGCTGCACCTATTAATCCAACTAACTTTAGAACACCACCAAATCCTGATTCTACTTCTTTAACTGGTTTGGTTATTTTATTTACACCGTCAGATACACCCTTCACAGTTTTTCCAACTTGTTCTGTTTTTTCTTCTACACTACCAAATAATGAAGCAACCCATGAAAGTGGTTTAACTAACATAGATATAATACTGAATGTGAATTTGAATGCAGGAATCATACCAGCTAAAATAATTTTAATTATAACACCAAGTATAGATAAAATTGGTTTTATAGAATTAACAACATCATCAAATACTGCCATAATACCGCCACCTGCGTCTTTTGCGTCAAATAATCCATGAACCATTTCAACAATAGGAAACATAAGTGATTCAAATTTTTCTTTCACTTTTGTCATTATGTCACCGAGTTTTTCTGCCATTGTGGCGGAATCTTTTTCTGCAGCCATACTTGTTAACTTAGCGGCCAAATCACCTTTTCCTGCTTGACGAGCTTTTTCTGCTTCTTCTCTTAAACCAACGGCATTTTGATATTGTTTTTCTTCTAATTTTGCAGCACTCAAACCAACATTTTTTAGTTCTTCACCCTTGGCTAACATAGTAGTCATTTCTTCAACAGACATACCAAACGCTTTTGCCATAGATTCTTGTTGAAGTACATTCATTTTTTTGAAATCTTCCATAGAACCCATTTGAGTTAATATCTCATCTTGTAATTTAGCAGTTAAACCGTTCAATGCGTAACCCCTTGCAGCATCAAAGTTTATATTTTTACCAGTTAACACCCTAGCTTCCATTTCTGCTGATAATGAGGATTCAATATCTAACATTCCTCTACCTACTTTTTGAATTGATTCCAAGGTAGTTCCGTACAATTTTGCTTTTTGAGCAGCTTTAATAAGTTCTTGTGTTGTACCCTTAAATGCAACGGTAACTTGCTTTGGTATTTCAGCTAAAGTTTTCATTGCTGCTTTATCTGTTAGTAAACCTTTACCCAATTTTGTTGTTTGGTTTACTAAACTACCAACACTTGTACCAGTTAAAGTTGCCAATGTTTGTATATTTCCAATCTCATCTGCACTCAAACCAAACTTCTCAGAAAGTACAGCACTATCAGAAACCATCTGAGCCATTGCTTTATTACCACCTTGCATTATGGCAGAAACATCAAGTCCACCCATTCTTTCACTAACATCTTCCATTGCTTTTAATGTTTGCTCTGAATTAATGCCTGCTACTTTCATGTTTTCTGCTAATTTATGTGCAGCATGATGTGTTTTTTCAGCTTCTGCTTTTGTTCCACCGAAAGTTTTTTGTATCTTTGAAGTTTTTCCATCTAATGAAACAAACAATGCAACCAACGCTCCTACTGCTGCAATTATTCCAAATATTACGGCTTGTGGTCCCATCAACAATGTTTTACCAAATCCCATTACTGCTTGTCCAGATGCTTTCATACCAGAAACCATTCCTCCTTGGAAGCCAGTTGCTATGCCTGTTAATGACTTACCAACATTTTCTTGCATGTTTTTCTTAAATGTATCAAATCCAAGAACTTTTGTAAGTGCTGTACCACCTGGTATTTTCTTTATACCACTTTCTAAACCATCGAAAACCGCCCCAAATTTTGTTTCACCAATTGCACTCTGTAATTCTTCTGTTTTTTGTATAATTTTTGCTTGCGTACTAGCATCTTGTTTATTTTCTTCATTGGATTTTTGTTTAAGAGAAATAATACTATTCAAACTCTTTTCTTGTATTGTATAGATTCCCATTTGTTTCTGAATAAAATCCAAATCTTGTTGAGAATACTTTGTCTTACCCGCAGCGTCTTTTACTGAACCACGGTTAAAATCTTCTTTGAGTGCGTCAAGCATTCTACCTGTTTTCTTTAAAGATAATTCTTCACGAACTGAACTTAATTCAATAAATTTACCCTCACGAACCGCTTTTGCTGAAACATCCATATCTTGTAATGTATCAACCAAATCAATATTAGTGTAAAGATTTTTACGCGTTGCATCACCCAAGGCAATCATTTCTTTACTTGTACCCTCTACTCGCTCTTGAACTGCTGCAGTTGTTTGGGAAATCATATCGGTTACAAAATTATACTCATGCGAACTTTTTATAGTTTCAGAAAGACCTTTTTGAATATCATCATATTTTGTTTTTAATTCATCTTCAAGATCAAGCAATTCCATTTTAACAGCACGAGCCTTTTTATACTCCTCATTTGTTTCTTCTGTTAATTCTAGTAAGTCTTCTTGTGTTTCTACTATTTTCTGAATACTATCTAAATGAGTTTGTTCACTTTTAAGTATTTCACCGTATTGGTTGTATATTTGCCCCTGAACTCCCTGCTTCTGTTTTTCTAAACCTAATAGACTTTCCTGAACTTTCTGAACTTCTCGTAAATTTGCACCATCAGATTTGGATAGTGCAACGAGTTTTTCACGAAGATCTATGATTTCACGTGTGATTTCTGCTTCTTGTCTGCGGAGGTCACGTAACTCTTCTGATTCTTTCTTGTCTTCTTTAGCCATTATACCACATTATAATTAAACAAAAAGTCCGTATAAATAAATATACGGACTTTGATTATTTTGGTCTAAATGTAGGCATTGCTGGAGATTTAGATTTGCCTGACTCTTCATATTGTTTATTGTGTTCTTCAACTGCTTTAGAAACTTGCTTTATATAGAATCGTCTAAGGTGTATTGGTAAATTATAAACGTCATTCCACGTCCACCCGCCTTGTCCTCTATAACATAACACAAATAACTCTTCGTGCAAACCTAATTTATAATCAGTTCCCAGGCCAAAAAAATGAAACACCCATAGGTATTTCCAACTCCTTCACCTCGCCAGTTGTATCTGAATTAAAAGTGTACGTTAAATCAAGGTCAGGTGATATTGATTTAATATATTGTCTTAAAGCACGTGAATCTGCTGCAAATAGTTCATTATCTACAAAATGATTTACCGCTGCTCTACCACTTTCAGCGTCTACGGAAGTAATAATATGTTTGAGTCTTGTTGTAAGTTCCCTGTCAATTCCGGTTCTTACTAATGTCTTATTCATTGTTTTTAATTCTGCTTGGATGTCTTTTTCCAAAGCATGAGTCATTAAACGAAATGTTACTACTCTTTTTGAATTAGGTAGTTCGTAATCAAATTCGTTTACTCTCCTCTCAAATAAGCTGTAATCAACCTCCTTGTGCTCAATTTGAGTTAAATCTATTGTTACTTTTTGTTTTGTTCCAGGAGAGAATGGATCATCAACTTCGACTTGATAATCTTTACCGTAACCCAATATTCTCGCTGCAACCATAATTGCGTTCTTGTCACCCATATATAAATCATTATAATTAACAGGAGTAACAATCAAAGACTCAAACAATTTGTCTAACACAACACCTTGTTTAATAAGGTTTTGTGATGTTAAAATATCTTCTTCCCTTGCAGTCATATACTTCATTTCAATCACGCCACTTTCAAGTGGATGACCTAATGGATATATAAGACCTTTTGAAGGTAAGGGGATAATTTCAGTTGGAAAGTTTGTACGTTTAACATCTGAAACTTTATGCTCAGATAGTAAGTGGGCTTTAATGTCAGCGTCAGAAGTAATTTCTCGTTGACCAACATCGTAGCCGGTTGGAATTTTAGTCATAACTAATCCTATAACAATTCATAATAAAACAATTTTTATACACTTATAAATATGATTAACTTAGAAAAACTACCATTCTTCGTCAACCATAATAATATCTACTTTTGGGTCTGGCCTAATTGCCAATCTCGTATAACCGTAATGAATCTCAGTTGGTCCACCAAACGGTGCTTTTCTAATAACAGTAAAGGTTGTACCAACAATTAATCCGAGTTCTTGTAAACGTCGGATGAATGGTGTATTGCTTCCATAATATACAATGGTTGCAATGGAGTCTTTATGTAAACTACAAAAGTGTTTGATAAAAAATCCCCATACTTACTAATATTTCTATTAATAAGTATGGGGTAATTTCTTTTAGTTCTAATATTAAATTAGTATTGAAGGATAGCGTAATCGTATGCTAATGTGAGTCCAATCTCAACAAATGCGTCGTTTGCCCAATCCATATCACCAAATGTAGTAGCGGTGATAAATGCACCTTTAATAGTCCATTCTTCAATCTTATCACCAACTGGACCAAGTACATGAAGTGTTAAATCTTTCTTGTAGAAGTCAGAATAACCATCACGACCAGTTACAGATTCATGTGATAAACGAACCCATTCCATTACCGCTTGTGCAGCAGAAGGAACGATTGGATCGTATAATTTAATAGAAATATCTTGCCATTCGCCCTTACCTTTTACTTTACGTTTAATATTAATGTGATCGAGCGTGATAGGGTTAAAGCTAATGTTAGGTCTACCAGCACCTTTCACTAAATAAGCAGGAACACCCTCGATGTACAAAATAAATCTATTTTGTAACTTCGGCTCAAACGGGGTAAAAAATATTTCCGTGGGGTCAAGTAATTCAGCCATTTATATCTCCAATTTTAAAATATCCTTTAAGTATAAATATATCAATTTCAAAAAAGTGGGAAGAGTATTTCATCTTCCCATTTTTAATTTAATTACGCACCTGGAAACGCAGCACCTGTTGATTGAATGTTGAAATCAAGAATAATGAATTCAGCAGTTTTTGCAGGTTGTAAGAACAATTGTCCGTACAATATGTTGCGATCTATAATGTCTGGCGTATTGTTACTCTCATCCATGATAACACGGAATGCGTATAAACCTTGACGTTGTTGTATTGACTCAAGATATGGGTTCACGATGTTCAAGAAGCGAGTTCTTGTTTGTGAAGTGTTTTGTTCAAACACTAAGTATCTTGTAGAAGAAGCGATAAACTTCTTAGTTGCAATTAACAAACGACGAACATTAATACGGTCAAGAGCAGATGGACGACCTTGAAGTGTCTTTTGTCCCCATACACATACACCAGTTGATGGAAATACTGCGATAGGATTAATACGACCTTCATATAATGAATCACGTTCTGCGTGTGTTAATCTTGTTTTAACTTCAACAACTTCTGTTAAGCCACCACGATTTAAGCCAGCAGGAGCAAACCATTCAGCAGACACACGGTCATTGAATGCTATTACACCAGGAAGAACTACTGAAGGTGGAACCCAGATTGGTTTGTTTCTATCGAAATCAAGAATTTTAACCCAAGGATAATATGTTGCTGCATAGTTTGTATCTAAACCTTCAAGTGAAGATACCGCTGTTGCAATATTATCGGAAATTTGTGAGTTATCCATTACAAAGAAACAATCACCACGGTCTTCACAAACATCAATTACGTGTGTTGTAATTGCTGAGTGTATTGAATGAAGAACACCTGGTGTTACAACTAAGTTAATATCAAATTCATCTGCGTTTGAAATAGCATCGACTGCTTTTTTATAAGATGTATAACCAGCTGAAGAGTTTGATGAAATATCAAAGCCTTGTGTGTTACCTGCTAATATATAAGTACCTATCTTTTTTTGTAAGTTTGGTTTGTGACCATCAAATCCACCTTGAAACGGTAACATAAATTTACGTGAATCAAGAGAAGTATTTGTACTTAAATCAATAGATGCAGTATATGATGTTGCAGATGATGGGAAATTAGCTGCAGCATTTTGAGAAAAGTTACCTAAGTAGAAATCTATATTAGAGCCAGTTGACTGATTTGCTGCAATTGGTAATGAACGTAAGTAATTAAAGTTATCTGTGTTAGCGAAATCATAATTGAATCCCCAGAACACTCTTCTGTTATATGAACCACCAGAAAGTTGGTCAGATACATAAGAACAAGCAGGGGGTTGAGTGAATGCACTTGGAATTGGAGTAGCAAGAGCACGGAAACCGAATGGCACTAAGTTTGGAGAAACTGCACCGTTTGCTACTGCTTCTGTTGTTTCTACACGAATATATTTTGATTTATTAGAATAATCACCGTTTACAATAACTTTACCGTCATCATCAACTGTAATGTATCTATCACCAACAACTCTTGCAATATATTTAGGAGAATTTGGATCGAGATTACACTTGAATTGTTCAACTATTGTTGGGCGAATATCTTCGTCTTGTGAATTGAATGGTGTCTGTGGTAATTTGGATTGATCAACGAATCTAACGATAACATCGAAATCACCATATTCAGAACCTGCAATTGTACCAGCAGGACGAATGTTTGAAATACCAACTTTGGTTTCATAGTTAGAATGAATACCATGGGATAAAGTATGAAACTTAAATAAATCAGATTTTATATTACCGATTAATTGAGAATTAACCCAAGGAGTTGCTGCTTCAAGATAATCGTCTGTAAAGTCCCATGGAGAACCAGCAGAACCAGTTTCAATAGAAATAACAACGGAAGCGTCTGCTGCTAAAGAAGCGGATGCTTGTTTTTTAAAGTTTACGTAGTTATAAACTGCGTGTGTACCGTAAGGATTATATCCATATAAATCACCGATATATGAATTATTTTCTGGATTAATAGAAGAACTAAATGCTGTTCCATTTTCATTTGTTGCATTTGTAAATGTTGATGTGTCTGTTGTAAATGCACCAGAAACAGTCAATACAAAAGAACCTGTTCCACCTGAAGTAAGAATAGAATTTGCAAACAATGAAGTAGAATCGCCACTTGTTACAACAAATGTTGGATGTAAAAAGGATATTAATTTCCTACCTTGTCCAGAACCACTTGCTACAATAGCAATTGGGTGTTTTAATGAGTATCCACCTGAACCAAGTACACGAACTATTGTTGCACTACCTGCATTATTTAGATAGTTTTTAGCTGTGTATGGTAAATATGATTGTTCGTAAGTACCGCCAAATTTTGTAACAAAATCGCTGTATCCCTGAACAAGTGTTGGGACGAAAGCCGGTCCCTTCATAGTTGGTCCAATAAGTGCAGCACCAATTTGTCCTATCCCTTGTTGAAGGAAAGATAGATCGTTTTCGTTGGTAAAAACACCAGGACTTACAATTCTTTCTGTAGCCACTATTATCTCCAAAAAATTATAGAATTAAGTCTTCATATAAATATGAAACAAAAAAATCAAATTAAGATTTAGCCGGAATAAATTTACCAGAGTCTAAATCTAAAACACCATCTCCATATTTTTCATTTAGTGAATCTATGAGTTCTTTTTCTTGAATTTGTAACTTAGCGTATTCTTCAAATAAAGTATCTCGTAATTCATGCATACCCTTCAATCGCTTTTGTAGTAAATGTAACTCAATTTCGACTTGTCCAATCTGTGCAGTAGTTCTTGCATAACCCGATTGTAACCCTTTTACCGTAGCAATATCTTCTTGCGTAAAATCTTTGCTTTCAACTTGCTCTGACATATAAAACCTCAATTAAAAAATTAAAAATATAACATATATAAATATCAATTATTTATCTGTAAAATCATTTTCTTTTGGATATATTCCAGGTGCATTATTTTCAGATACATCAATAAACTCTTGCGCTTTTCTTCTATAATAAGCGAGATTTGCTTCATCGCCTTTCTGATTTAACTTTCTAAAATTAGACTTACTGTCTCTAATTCCAATATCTCTACCACCTGGTCCACCTACCGCACCACCAATTCTACCTTCATCCGTTAATCTATCTATGGAACTGTTATTATATAAATCAGAAAGTGAACTAATTGTTTCAAACCCAAAAGATAATTTATTTGCAGTAACAGTTCGTTGCATCGATGCTTGATTTGCTATTTCTTTTGGTATTAAATAAGCATGTGCTGTAATTGAAAATGAAGCTCTCACTACACGATCTTGCCCTGTTGTATTACTGTCTTCAATACTAACACTATCCATATTTGTAGAAAATTTGAAGAAATTTTTATCACCAAATGTTTGTCCAGAAAAGTAAATAAAGTTTTCTATCAAAAAATTCAATTGATTTTGGTATTCACACCATACTATAAAATCATAACTTATATCTACATAATCTGGAATTGGAGTTAAGAAGTATTCACTTGGTCTTTTTTTCTCATACATTGCAGAAAACTTATCATATGGTGTGGATGTATTATATTTTTGACGTGTAATATAAGCCATACCTTGATTTATAGAAGCAACTTTATTACGCTTCAGTTCATTTTTTATTGTAACATTTGAACGTCTAAACGTTATTAGCGGAACTAATGTTTTTCCTTTTTTATCTTTTAGAAATCCATCTTTTTGAATTGAAGCCCATTTTTCTGAATTAGCATATATCGTTGGAACTTGTATAAGTTCACCATTGTCTTCAACTTTCAATTTCATACTTTGGTCTATGAATGATTTTATTGCAAAATCTACATCATATAATGTAACACCAAGATTTCTTACTTTATCCTTATCTCTACGTATTTGTGTACTACGAGCCTGTCCAAAATCTATCCTTGGATTTTCCACCGAATTTTTGTCATCTATGAAACTATCACGAGTTCGTTTTAATGGTGGTTTTCTATATTTGGAAGAATTTTGCATTATATGTTGCTCGGTAAATCATTCAAATTATTTTCTATACTTGGTCTGAATTCTTCTATGTGAATTCTTGAACGTCTTGTTAAGTGGGTTGTAGCAATAATGGAAACATTATGTCCCCACTTATCGCCAGAGAAAGCATAATCGGGATTCTTACCACCAAAATACTGATTCTCTTGTACAGAGTCAACCTCCCACCATTCACCGTTATATTCAATAACATCACCGACTTCAACAAATATTTCAACGTCTTTTAATAACTCACGAATAAAACCAAAATCACATGCTTGATTATAATCTTGTCCAAACTCAGTTCCTTCATATGCTTGAGGTTGACGATTTATTAAAGCAGAAACTTTTACAGGACTAAAGTAAACCTTCTTATCAGATTCATTGTACATATTTGTCTTTGTATCTTCTAATGAAAGTTTATAAACAGCAACCTCAGTATCTATAATATCTGCAATTAATTCCATATTGAATTTATGTACAAGACCAGCATCTCGTGTTCCGTGAAATAATGGCATTTATTTATCCTATATAAATTGAAAGTGGAGTACCATTCAAACTAACATTCAAGTGTTCTGTTTCTGCTCTTTTAGCCTCTAATAGTTTTGCGCGTGTCATGTTTTCTAACATAGTGCGAAGTTCCGTTACAAGTGCTTGTTTTTCAGATGTTGCAGCAGATAGTAAATCTGCAGCATTTAATGTTGTTTCACCGTTTGGTATTGGTATATTTCCATACTTACCACGAACATAACCCAACATTTCTTTTACCAATGCAAGTGTAAAGTTAAATATCCACCGTGTTCCAGGCGAATTTATATAAGAATACTTCATTAAACTATATGGAGCGTTTGAAATATCAGAAACAGTTCCATTTGGATATTTTAATGGATTTGAACGCTCTTCTTTTATAATATATTCAATCCAAAGTTTAAAGTCTCTTACTGGTAACGGAAATACCTTTAGCTCATTATTTATCAATTCAAATGTAAATGCAGATTTTCGCATCATATCGTTAAACTCAATTGCTTGAACACGCAATAAATCAGCATACATAGGCATCAACGTAAAAGAAACACCAGTTGAATAAGCACCAAATCCGAATGTATCTAACATCGCTTGATTACCTAAATAAGGGTCATAGAAACGCATGGAAGCGGGTGGTGCATAGTGATGAACTCTTTTTATTTCTATATTTTGTGTTGGTGCTTTTATATCACGAATAAGTGTGTCTAAATTATATCGTTGTACACCTGTCACACAATCAATAGAAGCGGAATAAAACTTCACATTACCATTGGTAAATGTTTCACTTCCATACTCAGTTCCTAACTGTATAAGGCCACCCATATTTGCTGAAATGTTTCTATGAGTTAAATTAGATGCAGTAGGTGAACCCATGATACTTAATAAATTCTGCTGAATGTTATACTGATTAACATGGTTTGAATATTCAGCTACTGCTTCTTCAAAACAAGCATAAAAGTTTACTCGTTGTAATTCCACATCAACCAATGGATAACCGAGTCTTTTAGCACACCAATTCGCTACTTTATCTGCATCTACTTGAAAAGATGCCTCAGAATCAAAATACCCAAATGGTGTACTACCAGTTGTGAACGATGAACTACCTGGCCAAATTGGAATGTCTGTCATTTACTTCTCAGTTTTTGTTTCATCAAAATATTGTAATATACTATCAACAATTGGATGGCGGTGGTTAGTTAACAATTCATAAACCCCTAATCCTTTAATTTTGTCTTTCATATTATATAAATATGGTAATCCAGAATCTTTCTTATTTTTAAGGTCAATTTGTGCAGAATCACCTGTTAGGATCATTTTTGAATTAACCCCAAGTCTTGAAAGAATCATCTCTAATTGTACTTTAGTTACATTCTGGCATTCATCTACAATTACACAAGACTTAACAAATGTTCTACCACGTAGAAAACTTATAGGTGCGATTTCAATTTTATCTTCTTGTATTAATTTGTCAACTTTTTCTTTACCGGATAACATTGCCATGTTTGCATGAATAGGAGATAACCATGGATCCATTTTTTCTTTTATATTTCCAGGTAAAAACCCAAGATCTTCATTTGATACGGTTGGTCTTGTAATTATAATTTTATCAACTTCTTTATAATAAAGACATTCCAGTGCAATTTGAGTTGCTAATAAGGTTTTACCAGATCCTGCTTTTCCTAAAAAAACAGAAACGGTATCTAGCAATGCTTCTGATTTAATATTTTTTTGTTCTTCGTTTAATGATAAGTGAAACCCTATTTTATTTTTTATCGTTTTTCTTCCTTTCTTTATATCAGGACCATTTAATCCAACAACATTTTTATTTTCATTCATTTCGTTATGGGTTAAATCCATGTCAACTCCTATAATAATTTGGAGAGAGTTTCGCTAGTTGTATTTAAGTCTTCTTCTATTTTCAATAAAAGGTTATCTATTTTCTCTGACTTATGTGTCCATTCAAATCCAACTAAAGCAATAAGTTCATTATTTTTTCTGATTGGATATACAACTGCGGATTTTGAACCTCTCTGTGTAAAAAAGGCCTTTGTTATTAAATCTGAAATATCTTCTACGGATGCATAAACAGCTTTATGTCCAAGTACGTCCTCCACAAAATTTGTATATAATGATATTGGTAAGTTTTGGTATCTACTAACTTCAGTACTAACACCTTCTTCCAACGCTTCAAACGATGTAGATAATTTAGTCATAGATTTACCAGTTTGATAGCGTCCACCGTTGTGCCGTTGAAATATAAATGCCCGTTGACATTTATACTCAACCAATAACTGGTCTAATATTGTTTGAATTAATTTGGAATGTGAGAGTTCGCGGTCAATTTTCTTTTGTTTATATTCACCGTATTTGTATTTTAAGTACCAAGACAGTACTACACCAAGGAGAGTTGCTGCACTTGGAAGTATAAGTTTTAAAATATCTATATATTGAGTGTTAGTTTCCATTTGTAATAAATAGAATTAAGCATAAAAAAAGGTAACGAATTAGTTACCTTTGTAAAATTTAATTTTATTAATTACTCGTTTGCAAGTATGGTGTCAAGTTCTTTTTTAAAGAAAGCACCGAGGTTTCCAAACTTAATAGAATATAAAATATTTTTTATTTTTTCTCGAATATCACTATACCACCAAATATGCTTTAATCGCATGAATGCAGCAAATAAACCTGGAGCATCCATTGCTATATGAAATCCAATTGAAGTTATAATAACGGCAAATACGGAATTAGCTATTTTTTGTTTTTTATCCATCGGAATTTTATCAAAGCCAGGTACACCGACGTTCAACATTTTCATAATATCATTTATATAAAATTGATGCAATTTATCTGCACCAGTCCTCAGTAATTCTGCTGCTTTAGTTTTATCACCCATACCAATTTCTTTTGAAATAAAATCTATACCGTCAGCAGTAACTCTAGCAACATCAGGAGCAGAAAGTGCAACTGCGGTAACTGTTAATGGGTCAAACGAAAATTCCTTAACTAAATTAGAAGACTCCTCGACTTTTATTTCATCGAGGAGTTTCTTTAATTTTATGGTATTTTTATTCATTTTTGATTGCAATTATTCTGTAATAAATAATAAATTACCGTTCTGCATTTTAAATTCACCCTTTGGTGTATATGACTCTGCCTTTTGTTTATCAGCAACATCAACCAAGTTTATCAATATATTCGCAATAGTCCAGCAAAGGAGAGCAGTGTGTACTACTTTAACAACATCAACTGCAAGCCCAACGCCTGGAAACAATGTTTTTGCAACAAATTCAACTGTCATGTTACCGGTAAATTTCTTTACAATAACTTCAAGAATTTCACCAAAAAGTGTACCGAGTAATTCAAATCCATAAGTTCCTGGACCACCTAATGCTTTAGTAGCACCTGAGAACGCTGCGAGTGCCTTTGGACCTGCCCATTTAGCAACAACTTGTCCTAATTTAGCAAACGGAATAAATACCCATTGTATCAACTCTATTGCATAATGTATAACTTTTTTCAATGCAGGATTTTTTATTGCATCCTCAAGATGTTCTACTGCATGACCTTCTGATATATTATTTTTTCTACGATTTCTTTTTAATAATTCAGATAAAACGTGATAGTCCGATAACAATGAATTTCTTTTGTTTATAAAACTTTCTAATTGAGGTATTGCCTGTAATCCTTGTTCTGCTGCTTTAGGGTCAACTTTAGGTTCTTGATCAACAGTACCATTTCCAGCCAATACATCTTTTTCCCAAGTTGGATTTACTATCCATTTCTGAAACCATGATGATTTCCACCATCCACCAGTTTCCTTTAATTGTTTAATCTCTTTAATAAAGTCTGGATCAGCAATAATTTTTTTATTTTTCATCCCATCAACCATTTCTTGACCAGCATTTCCAACATTAGCACCAATGTTACACAATTTCAATAATCCATTTTTTGCAGAATTAATAACTTCTTGAACTAATTCTTTGAATTCACTCCAAATTGCTTTCATTTTACTCCAACCACCTACAACTGCTTCTTTAGCTTTATCTCCAAGACTTTTCAAGCCATCCCACATATCACCGAAAAATCCCTCGGATAATTTAATATGTCCATCTCTTAATTCGGATATAATTTTTACTTGTTTATCCAATCTTTTAATGGTTACTTCACTCAATGACTTTGTTCTTGTTTTACGAAATAACATTTTTAATGCTTTGGATTCTCTAACAGAAAAAACATCTGAGTTCAATATTGAGCCAATTGTAGTCTCATCTAAAGAAATAGCTTTTTTTGTAGTTTTATTTAATGTACGAACCATCTTTTTTTCAGATAAAAGTCCATTCACTATTGATTTCAATGAAGTTTGATTTTTGTTAGTCATATTTGTTCCTGTATGTATACATCATTTTTAAATAAATATATAATAAAAATAAAAACCCAATATTATCATACTGGGTTATATCGTCTATTATTATTTTTAACTTATTTATTTATCATTGTTCTAATTGCTTCTTTAACCAATGGGCGCAATGCACTAATAAGTTTTTCTTGTAATTTTTGTTTTCTAACTTTTTTCAAATATGATTCTTGAAGTCTCTTTTGATTTACCGTATTATATTGGCGGAGTTTTTTCATTATGTTTTCTGATAATGGTTTTTGTCCTCTTCTCATTTTATAATAAGATTCCATCTTTGATTTAACGTCATCACCATAAGGAGTTTTGAGATCAATAACACCTGCTGCGATAGCTGTTGCAATCTTACCAACTTCGGGTGCATTGATAACTGGCATATCAACACGATTTGGAGCCCAACCAGGAATTGCTTTTGGCATTTTAGCTGCATTAGCAACCATTTTTTTCTTTCCTTCTTCCACAGAACCACCACCCCATTCTTCAAACGCTGCTTTACATTTTTCTGGATCTTTCTCTGCCCAATATCCATTAGCTAAAACTGCATCAATAGCGTCTTCGATTGGTTTACCACCAAATTTAGATATATCACCTTTACCTGTATTTCCCCCTCTACCCAATCCCTTAGTTACAACATTCAATGCTGTAACCAGCGCTCCACCTGGAAGGTCAATCTGTGTTGCATCAAGAGTAGCAGATGGATCAACTAAGAAAGTTGCAGCCCAACGGTGGTGTCCATCCATGATATAATTATCATTTGAAATAATTGCTTGTAAATCTCCACCTGGACCACTTGGCATAGGATTAATTTTCATGATTGCAGAAAATGCAAATTCAACTGCTTTCTGTGGAACTACTTCTTTTTGAGATGGTTTTAATTTTCCAGCAGCAACGGAAACTTTCTTCGATGGTATCTTATCATCTTCCATATCACCATCATTTTTTCCACCTTTATAAGCCGCTTTAGCTGCATCTACTGGTACTTTACTTAAACCGAGTGTGTCTGTTGTACCAAAAATTTCATCATCTTCAAACAGTTTTTTTCTCCCATTAATCGTTTTCATACTATTTCCCATTATTTTTAAAAATACTAAATATAAAAAAGAGTGTAATCTGTTTGAACACTCGTAAATAAATATAACATAAAATAAAAAAGGAGTGATTTCTCACTCCTTTAATTTTTCAACTAACTATCTAATACTAGATGTCACCTAAAGACTCGATTTGAATCAAACCGTAGAATTCAGGACGAACAATTTTCTTCGCATAGCGTGTCAACACACCTTTTCTTGGTGTGAAGTTAGTTGGATCGTAAACCAATGGTGTCATTACAAGTGGAATATATGGTGCATAAACCGCGCCAGTTTCGAGGAATTGTGTTCCACGGAAACCAACTAACATTTGGTTTTCTAACATATATGGGTTCTTGTAAACTGTGATACGGCCATTTAATTGACCAACTTTTTGAACACCCATTGCGAATTTCATACCTTCGCCATCAACTGCATAGCCAGGCATAGATTCAAGAATTGTAGCAACTTGTGGAGAACATACTAAGAAGTTTGCACCACCACGTAATGTTTTCTGATGAATGATGTTGGATACTTTTTGAATCTTTGTACCTAATGTTTGGAACCAAGTTTGTTGGTTATATGCAGATGCTGCACCTTGTGCTGTTGAATAATCTGCAAATGCACTTGTAGCAGAGTTATAAGCCCGACCGATACGTGCTGACCATCTTTCTGTTGTTTGTGCATTCTTAATCAACATATCAAGAATTTCTAAGTCAATTTCTTGAGAGATATACTCAGACAACATAGAAGTTAATTCAGCTTCTGCATCGATTGAGTGATATGCATTCAAATCTTGTGCGAATTCAGGTGTCCATACTGCTTTCAACTTACGTGTTTTAGCAACAATGGATTCTGAACGTAATTCTAAGTTGATTTCTGGAATATCAAGACTTGAACCTGCTAAACCATCTTCAAAGTCACCACGAGTTGTTGCTGTAGGTTGCTTTTCGTATGCAATACCGATTGTTGCAGGAGCTGCTGATGCAGAAACAACGAATGTAATTGTTGAATTATTGTTTGATGTGAATGTGTATTGTGGAAAATAGCTGAAGATAGTTGAACCACTAATTTTGAAAGCACGAACTGCGTCAAAATCTTCATTTACAAGAGAACTTGAATTAATTGTAATTGTCATAATACCGCCAGCTACAAGAGATCCAGAGTAAGCGTCTTTGAATTCTGTATCGTGTTGGAATAATGATGGTGTTGCGTGTGTTACAGAACCAGTTACGAATTCTGTTGCAGATAATGTAGCTGCTTTTGCTAAACTGATATTTGCTTCATTGATTGAATAACCAAAACGACCTGCACCATAAAGACCACCTGAAGCATCAGCGTCTTTTGCTTCTGCACCTGTTACACCAAATACAGAGTCAGTCTGTGTATCTTTACCTTGAGCGGCTGTGAATCCAGGTTGTGCTGTACCATATTTGAAATCTAAGAAGAATACAAGACCAGAAGGTAAGTTCATTGGTTGAACAGACACAAAATCTTTCGCAGCAATTTCAGAGAAAATTCTGCGAACCAATGGAAGTGCAACACCTGCCCATTCTTCTGAGCCAGCTGCTGTACCTGTACGGTTTGATTCATCTATAAGTTGTTTTGCTTGGTTTTCTAAAAGAACTGCAATAGAGTTCTTTTCATAGTCGTTGTTTAAGTTATCAAGTAAACCTGTCTTTGACCATTTGTTAACTATTTGACGGTTTTCTTTGATAAGTTGCTTGTGGGGACTTCCAGAAGCATTTAATAAAGATTGTACATTCATTTTTTTCTTCCTATAATAAAATTATTTTAAACCTGCTAATTTGCGTAAACGGCTTGCCATAACATCGCCTTCATTCAAAATATTACTTGAAGGACGTGTGCTTGCAGTTGGTTTAGATGCAAACGATTCTTTAATTCGACGAGTTTTAGTTGCACCTTTCAATGCTTCACCCAAAGTTGTATACACAAGTTTGACTTCACGGAGAGTTGTTGCACGATCAAAGTTTTCAATAACAGTCATTTTTTGAGCTTCGGTTAAAGAGTTACTTCTAAACAATTTGTTAGAGAACAATAACTTTGAATTCAAAAGATTAACTTCGTTGATTTTTGAACGTAAGAACTTAATAACAGCATATGCTTCACGAAGTCTTGATTCTGCAACTGGTTCTTCTTCTGATTCTTCTTCGCCTTCCTCAACAGGAGCTTCTTCTTCATCTTCTTCACGAAGAGCACGTAAAACTTCTTTGATGTCAACTTCTTCTTCTTCTGCTTCTTCCATTGGTTCTTCTGTTTCTTCTTCTTCACGAAGAGCACGTAAAATCTCTTGGATTTCTGCTACTTCTTCGTCATCTTCTTCACCTTCTTCTTCAACTAATTGAACCAATTTTTCTCCTTTCATTTGAGTAGATGTAGATGATGCTTTTGGAGCTGGTTTTTTATTGTCACCACCACCAATGTCAGACGATACTAAATCTTCTTCAAGTTGACGGATTATTTCCATCAAATCTTCGTCCATTGGTTCTTCTTCATCTTCACCTTCTTCCATTGCTGGTTCTTCTTCATCTTCTGCTTCTTCCATTGCTGGTTCTTCAGTTTCTTCATCGCCCTCTTCCATTGCTGGTTCTTTCTCTTCTTCTTCTGCTTCATTGTAGAAACCGTATTCTTCAACAGGTTCTTCTGTTTCTTCGGCTTCTGCTTCTTCAGAAAGTTTCTTAGAAAGCATAGACTGTAAACGAGGTGTGAACGCTTCTTCCAAAGCGAGTTTTGCGTTTGCGAGTGCTACTTCTTTAACTGCTTTAGCATCTGCAATTGCTTCTTTCAGTAAATCATTCATTATAATCTCCAACTATTCTAGCGTTATTGTTAACGTCTAATTAATATAAAAATAGTATATGCCCCTATAAGTTGAAGATAATATTGGTTCTTCATAGGGTATTATGTCATAAATAAGTATGGTGTATTGTTAATTTTTTATTGTTTTTGTGATTTTTTTTCTTCGGCAGGAATACCAAAAATAGAACTTAAATCGATTTCAGTATAAAGAAATCTCCTATCTCTATCTTTTGTATCAATTTTCTTTTCTTTTTTATCATCAGGCATTGTTTTGCTCCACTAATACTTTGTATATGTTTCGTGTTTCATTATATCCGTGGATTGTAAATTTACAATTTCTCGGTAAGGTTACTTCTGTTTCATGGCAGTAATCATTTACTTTACATGGTAATGTGAGTACCGATGAACCTGCTGGAATTAACATTTCAAAAAGTGGTAATCGTTTCTTATTCAAACTTTCAACTATAAGTGGATTTAGGGAAGTAGTTACATAGCCCTTATCAATCCATGTACCCGCATCCAAAAAATGCTGTAAAACATTTGGTGTTTCTATTGAACGATATACAACTAAATTAAAATCTAAACGTTGCATTTCTTCTCTGAATGCAAAGTCTAAACTGCTAACGGTGAACGTTTGTATGGCATCAGTAAATACTGGAGTTCTTTTACTTTCTTTTTCTTTTGGTTTGCCAAGTCTTAATTGCTTTTCAATTTGCTTTTTAGTTGCTAATTGAATATCAGAGCGAACTAATTCATTTATATCAGAAGTGTGTTTGTAGTAATAATCTAAAGCCATTGTTGTTTCCCTGTCCAATGGTTTTTTACTAATTATACTATGTTTTAGAATTGAAATGTTTTGGATTTTTTTAGTTATTAAACCAATTTTCTTTTTTGAGTCTTCATCTTCTGCTTTTTGAACAGCCTGATCGTAAACATCTAAAATTTCTTCGTACTCAAATGATAGAAGTTTACCTTGAGTTTCTGGACCAATACTCGTTGATTTCTTTTTTAAGTTTTGAACTTCAACTGGATTTGTCAATTCAACTGATTTTAAACCTGTTGGTGATTCTTCTTCTGCTGGTGGTTCTTCTTCTTTTTTTTCATCACCACCTTCTTCACTCGAAGCAGTATCATCCGCTGATTTTTTCTCTTCCTCTTTTGGTTCTTCCTTTGGAGTTTCCTCTTTTGGTTCTTCCTTTGGAGTTTCCTCTGCTGCGGGCGCTTCCTCGTCTTCCTCGGATAAAAAAGAATTTCTTTCCATATCTTCAATGATTTTCCGTATTTCTTCACGAATAATTTCTTCGATATAATGCGAGGTCATTAAAAATACTCCTGCTATGTTAGATATTTTCTACGTCTAATTTTCGCTGTCTTCTAATAGCAGCGTTTCTTTTTTCAGCTTTTTTCTTTGATGGTTTAATATATTCCATACGATTTTTATATTCTTCAAGAATACCTGCTTCTTTTACTTTACGTTTGAATATTTTAATCATAACATCAACCGGCATACCTGTATTTTTTACTTTTACATGAGCCGAATTAGAGTTTGTATATACTCTATCATTCATAACTTTCTTTCCTTATTGTTAATTAATCTCTTTTATCTCATAGAATTTACTGAGATTTTTACCTATATTCTCGTAAATTGATTCCAAAGTTCTTTGTAGTTTTACAATCTTTTGTGTTGTTTGTTCAAAAACTTTCACAGATTCTTTTAACTGCTTTGAACTTCTTCTATGAGAAACACCTTCAAACCAATCACCAGATTCTTCAACCATGTTTTTACTTGCAAACTCAACCATTCTTTTAATTTCAGATACAACTGCGGGTAGTTGTTTTGAACGATGAACTACTGCACGATATTCATTGTATCTACCGATTGATTCTATATACATTCTTTTTTGTTCTGATGTAAGAACTTTTGTACTAAATCTCTCTTTCATTACTTCTTGAACAGCATCGGCAACTAATTGATTTAATTCTTCTTTTGTTAATGTTGTTTTACTTTCACCAACTTTTTTTGGAAGTCCTTTGTGTTTTGTTGCTGCAAACTTTTCAATATCTTTCTCAGTCATTGATTTTGCAAGTTGTTCAATAGATTTATTAACTTTTGAAGCAGGAATTTGACCACGTTTAACTGCTAAAGCAAGTCCCATTAATTTTTGTTGTTTTTGTGAAAGTGCAGGCATCATTTATCTCCAAATATACATTCACAAATATTTCCAATTTCACAAATAATATTTGTAATGTTATTATGAATACGTTGAATTTTAGGATCAATCTTAGAAATAGTTTCTAAACTAACACCCTCTCTAATTAAACCTTCATTCTGATGACCATCGTCATACATGAATGCACCTTGTGTGGATGGATTCGATACAAAGTCCCAACCTATTAATTCAAAGTCCTCTTGTACTTCAACTGTATTTTCACTTATTTCTTCAACCGAACCTAAACCACGAGAAGAAATACCAAGGCGAATTCCTGCACCAAGCAGTTGTTTTAGAATATTGCCAGATGGGGTTGGAAGTATCTCTACTGTACCAATTACATCATTGCCTTTCCAATCTACACTCAATACATTATGAGAAACATTTCTTAAATTAATAACAGAAGAATCTGGATGATCCAACTCACCCAACGCTCTATTTTCTTTAATATTTGTTTCAGCATATTTTTTCACTTCACGCATTAAAATCTTTTTTGGGTAAACTCTACCATTTTGATTTTTTACTTCTGCTCTTTGTAAAACACCCGAAACTATAACTTTACCATCGTTTTTCTTTTCAGATTCTGCAATCATTCTTGGACTTGCACTAAATAGTATAGTATCTACGAGTAATTGTTTCATTTTAAGCACCTAATTCGTGTATTTTTTTACTAATTCTATTAATTCGTTCTGATATTTTTACAAGACGATTACGTGATTCCCCCCAAAGTGTTCTTTGATCAACTGCCATTTCAGTCTTTAATCGTGAAGCATGTTCTACTACTTTCTCAACTTCATACATAATTCTATTTATGCGTTTAATAGAATCATTTATTTTTCTATTTGTAGTTCTTGTTTCATCTTTACGGAATTCTTTATATGATGCTTCACTTAAATATTCTTTTACAGATTTTAATTTTTCTGGAGTTTTACCAAAAACATTCTTTTCATTAACTATTTTATATCCAGAAGCTTCTGCTTTTGTTGATACGTATTTTCTCCAAGTGTCTTCATCTTTTACAAATCCATCTTTGAATTCATCACCATCGGATGCAAATACCGAAACAGATGCTTCATTTAATAAACGCATAGTTTGTTTATATACAGATTCATAATTTCTTTTTTTAGTCTTTGGAACAAGTTTATATCCGTAAACTTCCGCAGTTTCTTTATTATGTTCTTCAAAATCATCTTCATTAGCAGCAAATGCCTTTGGAGTTTCATATCCAGCGACCATACTAGTTACACTCATTTCATCAAGTTCTTCTTGAAACTGTTTGAATTCTTCGGATTCTTTTATTTTATGTATGAAAGCGTTTACATCCATACTGTTACCTAATCACTTGATTACGAACTAATGCGTATACAGTACCACTATCTACCTTAACACTACTCAATGATAGTTCATGAACAGTTTGTGTTGTTGCTAGTGTAGCAAGTGCGACCGTTCCACCACCAGATAACGATGCAGTTCCCGTAGAACTCGCTGCTACAATAACCCCACCAACACCAAAATTAGAGCTAGTAAATGCAGTTATACCAGTTGTACAAGTAATTGATTTAAACCATTTTCCTGGATTACCAAATCTTTCAAAATCAGACGCTTGTGAAACAGGAAAATTGTAAGGATGTATTTCGTTTATGCCTGGCATTATTTACTCCATGATAAATCGTCTATTAAACTGTAATAACGAAGAAGTGCAGATATATGGTTTTCTTCTACTTTCTTAATTGTTGAATAATCATCTAAAAGATTAATGACTTCTATTAATTTTATTTTTAAAGATTTATCACTAACTCTATGTATATTTTTCTTAAAAGTATTTTTTACACTTACCGCTTCTGATTGTATAAGAGATTTTAAATTGTTAGTGTTACTAATATTTCCAATGTATTCTCTTAAAAGAGTTTTTTGTGATTCACTTAAATCACCGTATTTTCTATTAAACTTCTCAACTAAATATGCATACGCTAATAA